TGATCTGGAGCATGAGGTTCAGTGGGTCATACAGGAACAGGTGGAAAACGGGTGGCAACTGGATCAACGTCTATGCCACACACTGTGTGCTAAATTCAAGGAGCGTATGTATGCTATTGAAGAAGAGTTGCAGGAAGTGTTCCCGCCAATTGTCGAAGAGAGGTGGTCAGAGAAAACGGGTAAGCGCCTTAAGGATAAGGTCACGGTGTTCAACCCCGGATCACGGCAACAGGTGGCAGAAAGACTTGAAGCTAAGGGTGCTGTATGGTCGGAACTCACCCCATCTGGTAGGCCACAAGTGGATGAAAAGACACTTGAAGAAAACAAACATATACCGGAAGCTGTTTTGGTTCTTGAGTACCTTTTACTGCAAAAGAGATACGCCCAAGTATCTTCATGGATAGAGCACGTACAGGAGGACGGCAGGGTACACGGTAGGGTAACAACCAACGGCGCAATAACAGGACGCATGACACACCAGAGTCCTAACATGGCACAGGTTCCCTCAGTTAACTCACAGTTTGGTAAAGAGTGCCGTGACTGCTGGGTGGTCCCAGAGGGACAAAGGCTGGTCGGTGTTGACGCCAGTGGACTAGAACTAAGGATGCTCGCTCACTACATGGGCGATGAGGAGTTTACAAATGTCTTGCTTAGAGACGACATTCACACCAGAAATCAACTTGCTTCAGGGCTTGCAACAAGACCTCAAGCTAAGACTTTCATCTATGCTTTCCTCTACGGAGCAGGAGACGCTAAAATCGGAAGCATCGTCGGAGGAACGGCAAAAGATGGCAATGCGCTTAGGACACGCTTTCTACGAAATACACCTTCTCTTGAAGCTCTACGAGAACGAGTTGGATCTGCTTCTAGGAAAGGATACCTCATCGGACTCGACGGACGAAAGCTTTGGGTCAGATCAGAGCACAGTGCATTAAACACACTCTTGCAGTCTGCTGGTGCAATCATTATGAAACGTGCGCTGGTTCTGTTGGATGACTACGCAACGCAACACAACATTGACTACAAGTTTATAGGGAACATCCATGACGAGATACAATCGGAGGTGGCTACAGAAC